ATGAAAAAACTAGTTCTATCACTGTTTCTGGTATCAGCCAGCGTCACGGCGCAAGCCTCTAACGAGGCTGTTTTGCAGAAGTCTCTTAAGCCTTGGAATCCACTCTCTATTGAAAGTAGTGCTGGTGTTGTTACGCTTGTAATGAATGAGGATAGCGTTACTACGCAAATCTTTAACTCCATCATTCGAATGGGTGTGTGCAGCCCTCTTTGGCTTAACCCCCAAAAAAATACGTACTTAAAAAATACAAAAGAAGTGCGGGTGCTAAATAGGTACTCTCATAGTGGGTTTGTTTTTGAGAACCCTAGATCTTCTTGCAATGAGGCGGGGCAAGCAAAAGGCGATGGCTCGGAGTTAATCATCGCTTCGCATACCCATGCATTTTAACTTCTTTTGATGATTTAAAATCAAGCCCCGCAGATGCGGGGCTTTTTCATATCGCAAAACTGAGCTGATCATTGCCGTAATGCGATGCAGGAAACGCGTCGGTGGGGATAAATCCAGGCGGTAATTTTTCGCGATGGCCGCGCTTTGTGACCAGCTTTTCAACGCTGTTCAGGGTGGTAAAGGTAATGCTGCACTCAAAGTTTTGACACTGGTGATAATGCCGGACGGTGGTATTACTCAATGGGCGACTGGTGCGCGTTTTAGCAACGGCACCACAGATAGGGCACTTGAACATGATGGCCTCCCGGGCGGGAGTTGAACTCACCGTTATTATGGCTGCTATGACTCCGTTTCTGCAATCCATTCAGGTATTTTCGCTTCAAGCTCCAGCTGCGTTTTAAATCCACCGTCGTCGATCGAGTGGCTGGCCTTCGCAATTATCCAGTCCTGATTATCAATATCCGTTTTAAATCCCGATACCGTGCCGTGCATTTCCGGGTAAAGATCTGCGCGGCCATATGCCAGCGTCATGCTAAATTCGGCGGCGCCACGTTTGAGCTGCTGCCACTTCGCCGCAGCGGCCCGCTGGGCGGCCGTCTCGCTGCTGTAGGTTGTCCGCAGGACAAAAACGTTACCGTCCTCACCGGCGATATAGTCTCCTTCCCTTGCACTGCTGCGCGGCTTCTTCTCGGTCTTTTTCTTTCTGGCCTTAACGGTAACTTTTTTCTTTTTGCCGAACTCCAGATCCAGCCAGTACGCCTGCACGCCGGTGTAGGCGTCACGGTCGGCGATGCGGAATGAATGTCGGTCGCCACTGGAGCGGGTAATCGCAAACTCCGGCAGGGCTTTGCCGTTCGCGCTGACGCCACCACCCGGCAGGATAAACAGGAGGCTACCGTTTTTGACCGTGGCAATTGCGCCCAGTAGTTCCGCCATACGGGTCAGAAACGACATGTCGCTTTCCTGGGTCTGGTCAGCATGATCGATCTCGGCACTGATCAGCTGTTCGGAAATCACCGGCGTCAGCTTGTAGCGCCTGGCGATGGCCGACACAATCCGCTCGACCGTCACGTCGTGCCAGGACACCTCGCGCTTAACGTTAAACTCGTCCCGAAAATCCGCGCTGCGGGCGGTGATCTCGAGCCTGTCCGGTGGCCCCGAATGGGCGACCTCGTCAACGGTATAAACCCCTTTGTAAACCAGCGGCTCACCCTGCCACCCCAGCGACACCGATAGCTCGGCACCGCGCGGCGGCAGCTCGATCAGTCCGTCGCTGTCGTCGATAGCAATGGTCAGCTCGTCGGCCTCAAAGCCGCGATTGTCCGTCAGCTCCAGTGAAATGATGCGCGGGTCAAGCTGCGTCAGGGCTTTGCCGCCCATCAGGATGCTGAAGGCCGGCACGCGTGACAGCTCGGACTGATAGTCCTGAAAGCGCTGTGCGCCTTCATCCAGTAGCGTTTTTGCCTTGTCGATTGTGTCTGTTGTCAGCGCCATATGTATTCCCCCACCGCTGATGGTTTCATGCGCGCGCGATACTGGCGATGGCTTTTTGTTGTGACGGAATGGTCACAACCCTGAAGACACGACAGCGGCCCGCCATCCCGGCGAAGATGACCGCGAACTCACTCAATATGATGGCGGTAGAGTATGACCGACAACTTTTTTCACGGGGCGCGCGTCAAGGAAAATACCGACCTCCAGACCGCGATCAATGACATTGATTCAACGGTCATTGGTCTGGTCGCGGTAGCCGAAGACGCCGACCCTCTCGCTTTTCCACTTAACACACCGGTGCTTGTGACGCGGGTTATCAGCGTACTCGGCAAAGCAGGTAAAACCGGCTCTCTGTATAAATCGCTGAAAGCTATTTCTGACCAGGTCAGTACCCGCGTTATCGTCGTGCGCGTTGCTGAGGCCAAGGTCGGGGAAGATGAGCCGACGCAGTCGCAGCTGATTATCGGCGGCACACAGGCTGACGGCAGCTACACCGGGATGTTTGCCTTCCTGACGGCAGAGCAGAAAACGGGCTATCGCCCGCGCATTCTCGGCGTGCCGGATTACGACACTGCCGAAGTGACCGCACAGCTGCGGGTTATCGCAAAGCAGCTGCGGGCGTTCTCTTACAGCTACTGCCACGGCTGCGACACCATTGCGGAGGCGAAAACCTACCGCGAGACGTTTGCAGAGCGTGAAGGCATGCTGATCTGGCCGAACTTCATCGCCTACAACCCACTGACTGGCGTGAATGAAGAGTTCCCCGCCGTGGCGTATGCGCTGGGTATGCGGGCGCTTATCGACAACGAGCAGGGCTGGCATAAATCACTGTCTAACGTCGAAGTCAGCAATGTGCTGGGGATTTCGAAAGATGTGTTCTGGGCGCTTCAGGCGGAGGATTCCGACGCCAACGAGCTGAACGCCAACGAGATCACCACGCTGATTAAGCGTGACGGCTTCCGCTTCTGGGGCAACCGCACGACGGATACCGGCGAATTTATTTTCGAGGTGTTCACCCGAACCGCGCAGATCCTGGCGGACAGTATCGCAGAAGCGCAGTTCACCACCGTGGATACACCGTTAACCCCGGCGAACGTGAAAGATGTTGTGAGCGGGATTAACGCCAAGCTGCAGGCGCTGGTCACGGCGGGCAAGCTGATTGGTGCGGCGACCTGGTATGACGTCGTTGATAACCCGGTAACGGGCATTCGTCAGGGTAAAGCCATCGTGCGCTACAACTACAGCCCGGTGCCGCCGCTGGAAGATCTGACGATGATCCAGACGTTCACCGATCAGTATTACGAACCCGCTTTTGCATCGCTGGGAGGTGAATAGTGGCTATTCCTAAAAAACTCCGGCTGTTCACCGTCTTTGTGGACGGCGTGAACCATATCGGCAAAGTCCCCAGCGTGACGCTGCCGAAAGTGACCCGCAAGACCGAAGATTACCAGGGCGGCGGTATGCTCGGTTCGGTGGCGGTTGATTTGGGGCTGGATTCCGGCGCGCTGGACGCGTCAATGATTGTCGGTGGCGTGGTCGAAGAACTGATCCTGAAATATGGCGGCGATATCGACGAAATGCGCCTGCGCTTTGTCGGTGAGTTTTACAGCGGCGGTACCAGCTCACTGCTGGAAGTTGAGATGCGCGGCCGTATCACCGAAATCGATCCGGGTGATGCGAAACAAGGTGATGATACCAACCACACCTACGCCATCAAAAACACCTACTACAAGCTTTCAGTGGACGATAAGCCGCTGCTGGAAATAGACCTGCTGAACTTTATCTACAAGCGCAACGGGGAGAATCTCTACCCGGATCGCATTATGTCGGCGATGGGTCTCGGCAGCTGATAACCCTTTTTACTCACCTTTAAGGCGGCCTGCTGGCCGCCCGGAGAAAATGCTATGTCCGTTATTCTCAGTAAGCCGGTTAAGCGCGGCGATCAGGAAATTATCACCATCACTATCACCGACACCATCAAACAAGCTGGCTCCCTGCGCGGCCTGCGTCTGGTTGATGTGCTGAACTTCGATTTCGATGCGGTCTCAACCCTGCTGACGCGCACCACCAGTCCGCAGCTGACCAGTACCGAAATTGCCACGCTGGCAACCGGTGACTTCACCGCGCTGTGCGAAGAGATTACGCCTTTTTTGACGAAACCGGCGCCGTCCGTACCGAACGGGGCGGAGACGGGGAGCGAATAAGAGAGGCGGTATTTTCTGACGTCGACGATCTGATCGCCGACGTCGCAGTTGTATTTCACTGGCCGCCCTCCGAGATGTACGGCATGGAGCTGCGCGAGCTGATGGCCTGGCGCGAAAAGGCGGCCATCAGAAGCGGCAACCATGAACAGGAGGATGACGACGATGGATCTTAGTATTCGCGTTGCGTTCAGTGCAATTGACAAGCTTACCCGTCCGGTCAGCGCCGCCAGTAAAGCTATTGGCGGCCTTTCTGACTCCCTCAAAAAAACACAATCTTCCATTAAAGACCTGGAGAAAGGTGCGGCGTCTTTCGACAAGCTGCGCTCACAGGCCAACGATACCGCGCAAAAACTCAGAAGCACCCAGCGCGCCTTTGATGGCCTCAACCAGAAACAGCGCGAAGGCGGCCAGCTTACTGAGGCTCAGGCGGCACGACTTGAAACATTGCGCGGTAAGCTCTCTCGCCTGACGAACACCTACAACAAACAGACCACCCAGCTACGTGCGGCCGGACAGGCGGTGCGCCAGCATGGCGTTAACCTCACCTCCGGCAGTGGCGCGGTGCAGTCTGCTATCCGGCGAACCGAGCAATATAGCCAGGCGCTTGAGCATGAACGGCAGCGCCTGGCGGCGGTAACGCGCGCGCAGGCCAGCTATGAAAAGGCAAAAGACGCCGGCGCCAAACTGCGCGGTGGCGGCACAGCGACGGTGGCCGGTGCGGCAGTGGCTGGATACGCAAGCGGTAGATTCCTGTCACCCGCAGTCGGCTTCGATACTGATATGTCGCGAGTAATGGCACTGACCCGCATGGATAAAGGAGACAGTCGATTTACAGATCTGCGCGATCAGGCCAAAAAATTAGGTGCTGAAACAGCATTTTCAAGCAGCGATGCGGCGCAGGGACAGGCATTCCTCGCAATGGCCGGCTTTACGCCTGAGGCCATTCAGGCCGCGTTACCCGGCGTTCTGGATACAGCTATTGCCGGCGGCGCTCTGAGTGGGGATATCTCTCTTGGTGAAACTGCCGACATTGGCGCCAGCGTGCTCAAGCAGTTTGGCCTGCAAGCAACGGACATGGGGCGTGTTGGTGACGTTCTGGCGGGCACGTTTACCCGATCCAGTACAAACCTGCGCGCCCTCGGCGACACCATGAAATACGCAGGGCCGGTTGCTTCCGCTCTGGGTATCAGCCTGGAAGAAGCGGCGGCAATGGCTGGCGTTCTTGCTAATAACGGGTTGCGGGGCAGCGATGCGGGTACAGCTATGCGCGCATCTCTTACCCGATTGTCGGCGCCAACTGGAGCGGCAGCGAAGGCCCTCAAAGAGCTTGGAGTGAGCGTCGCGGATAGTCGCGGTAAGTTGCGGCCTGTCGAGCAGATTCTCGGCGACCTGTACAAGGCAACAAAAAAATATGGTGATACCGATCAAATTAGCTTCTTCAAGGATGTCGCTGGCGAAGAGGCAATGGTCGGATTGCAGACACTCGTCAAATCCGTGGGAAGTGGAGATCTTCAGAGGCTTATTGCTGAGCTGAAAAAGGCACAGGGAGAATCCGCGTCTACAGCAAAAAAAATGTCGGATAACCTCGGGGGTGATATTTCCAACCTCAGCAGCGCCTGGGAGGGGTTGCAGATCCAGATCTCCGATACCGTTAATGGCCCTCTGCGCAGTCTGGTGCAATGGCTTGATGAAACCATTTCACGCGTAACGGTCTGGGTTAAGGCTAACCCCCGACTTGCGCAAACGCTCCTGCTTGTTGGGGGCGGAGCGTTGGCACTTACTGCCGCTCTTGGCGCGCTCTCTCTTGCAGCGGGCATCCTGATTGGGCCACTGGCAAAACTACAGCTCGGCTTCACGGTGCTAACCGGTGGTCGTGGCATTCTCGGCACCGTTGCCGCATTCCGTACCCTGGGGACTGCCGCTGGCCCGGTGATGGCAAGCATGCGCGGCTGGCCTGTCGTTATATCGGGTATCGCATCCGGTTTCGGGAGGATCTCCGCTCTCATGCCCGCGATTCGGGCTGGGTTGATGGGCGCGTTTCTGGCTCCGGGTGCGATGCTGACGTCTCTTGGTAAAAGTCTTGGCATGCTGTTTTTGAGGCTGACCGGCCTCCCTGCGCTCTGGGGAATGATCACCGGTGCGGTATCCGTTCTGGGTGGGGCGCTGTCCTTCCTGCTCAGTCCGATCGGACTGATTGGCGCGGCGTTCGTCGCGGCGGGGCTACTGATCTGGCGCTATTGGGAGCCTATCAAGGCATTTTTCTCCGGGTTCTTTGCTGGCGTATGGCAGGCGCTGACGCCACTCAGAAGCGCGTTTTCTGCACTGGCGCCCGTCTTCTCCGCGCTGGGTAGCGGCATCAAGGCCATCTGGGAGTGGTTCAAAAACCTGTTAACCCCAATGCAGACCAGCAAAGACACGCTGGATAAATGCGCCTCGGCCGGTGAAACCTTCGGCCGGGTGATGGGGGCGGCGCTTAGCGTTCTGCTGTGGCCGCTTCAGCAACTCATGAACGGCGTAGACTGGTTACTTAAGAAGCTGGATCTCATCCCTGACGGGATCGATAAAGCACGGCAGCAGGCCGACAAAGCGCAACGGGAGCTTGAGGCGTCAGCGGCGGCTCTGGCTGGGCATCAGCTCCCTCTGGGGCAAGCGGAGGTGTACAAGCCTGCCGGCGATAAACCTCCGGTCATCACAGGTGATAACGGCACTCTGCGACGCCTGAACAGCATCGCTGATAACACAAAAGCGACGGCGAACAACACGAAGAAGATTGGTCCCGGCGACATTGTCTTTAAAAACCTGCCGCGCGCGCTGGCGCTGCGTGGACCTTATCAGGAAGCGCGAGTTATCCCGCAGCCTGTGCCGCGCGTTTCTGCCGCTGCGGCCGGCGGCGTTCTGTCGGTACCGACGGCGACGCAGGGTGCAACATCTGCGCCGGTCGCTGCGGCTTCGGGTGCTGCGCCGTTCTTCCAGTTGGTCTTTAACGACGTCGGTAAGCGCTCGGATCTGGAGCTGGAAAAAATGGTTCACAACGCTGTGCGTGATGCGATGGCCAGCACCCGCAAAGCTAACCGTGGTTCATACCGCGATCGGGAATAAAAGGGGTTATCACTATGATGATGGTATTCGGGATGTTTGTTTTTACGCTGCGCACCGTCCCGTATCAGCAGCTTCGGCACTCGCAGGAGTGGCGACACGTTAAAAATGATCGGGTTAACCAGTCGGCAGCCTGGCAGTACATCGGGCCGGGTGACGATACGATCACCCTTGATGGTGTGCTCTATCCGGAAATCACCGGCGGGCGGTGGTCGCTGTCTGCGCTGGAGACAATCGGCTTTACCGGTCGCCCCTGGCCGCTGATTGAAGGTGACGGGCAGATTTACGGGATGTACGTCATGACGCGTCTGGAGCGGGGAAAAACGGAGTTTGATCGCTACGGCAACCCTAAAAAGATTGAGTTTACGATCAGTCTGAGTCGCGCGGATGCAGATTTTCGGGAGAAGCTACAGACGTCGTCGGTCAGTGATGTGCTCGATGATCTCAAAACCAGCGCAACCAAAGCCGTTAACTCAGTTTCAAACTCCCTCAGTAGCCTGTTTTAACCAGCAAAAAGCCCCTCATCGAGGGGCTTTGTTATACCGGCAAACATCGCCATTTCTGACCATGCTGCAGCACTGTAATTTTTGGCGTTACTCGATACTATGCCACCCGCGCCCAGCACATCAGTAGGGTGTGGGCTTCGACGACGCTGAACGATTTACCCTCGCCGAGGTTTGCCGTTTTGCCACTGGTTGAGTGTTTGTGCGCCGGTACCGTGACTTCGTGGTCGTGCTCTCCGGCGTCATCGGTCACACCCAGCTCTTTCGGGTTAAAGAGCTGACGCACATCGCCACCAATTTCCCAGGGGTCATCTTTACCGGCCACCCCACCATGATTGTGAACACCGCCGCGCGTGGTCGTCAGCTTCTGCTCTGGCTCCTCGCTGGTTTCGCCGTTCACATCGATCTGTACCGCGGGCAGGTTGTCCCGCTGTAGCGTAATGGTATCGCTTCCGCCGGTCGCGCCGACGTCTGAACCGTCCGCTTTGCCGATGCGGATCGTTTTATTTTCGCCAGTGTAAACCCATTCCGACCACGGCCAGCACTCATTGGGATTCAGGTTCTGATTAAAAAATCGCGTTGTACCGACGGGGTTATCCAGCTCCCATCCGGCCCGGATAGCGGCAGCAATGGCCGCTTTAATGGCGGCGGGTGTCGCCGCTTTTGTTTCGTCAGCGCTGTCCAGGGCATTACTCAACTGCGTAAAGCCTTTTTTTGTAAGTGTTGCATCTGGATGATTACGTGAACTGGCATGTTCGCTTAACTGTTCATCGGTGTAATCCTTGACCTCATTTCTCACCGTAATTACATCTTCAACGGTTGCCAGCACGATACCGGGGTCGACAAGAAGCTCTATATTTTCGGTACTGCTGACGGAAAGCCAAATCCTGAGCACGGTAAAGCGGCCAGAACCTTCAGCCAGCAGAGGTTTGTAGGTCTCCGGCACGCTGGCCAGAGCCATACACTTCCCGTCATCGTCAAACAACGCCGCTTCGCGTATCGTGAACCCCCCGACCTCGGGCGGCATAATCATTTCAGCAATGATTATATTATTATTGCTCTCTGATATTTTCAGGCTGTTGAGCTGATTTCTGAAACACTCATTAATCAGCGCCGTCTGTGTTTCATCTGGCCTTGATACAATGCCATTCCCGTCACCTACGGACATCTGCGAGAAAACCACTTTTTCGCCGGTCACTATCGCTTCAGCGATCCTTTCCTTTCCGGCCTGAGTTATCACGGAAATAAAAGCTTTGCTCATTGAATATGAATCCTTATGTGTTTCCGGCGTGATTTGATTATTCCGCCATTGCTGGCGGGAAGGTTTTAAGATTCAGTAGCACCGCTGAAATCACCCAGTGTTTTAAGATAAGCGTAAGCCTGTGTTACCGGGTCAGCACCGGTGATATCGTACGGGCAGTTATAGGTTGTTTGCCTGAAGTACTCTGAAGAATCCGGCGCTGACCAGTTGGCTGTTATAGAAAGCACTTCATGCCCATCGGCAATATAGATATCACCGACGGTGACTTTTGCGCTCTCAACAGAAATACCTTTAAAGGTTGTATCAATAATCAAAGACATAAATTCACCTTTTATCCGGCTGTTAATTTGTATGTGGTTACTGTTCCAGAGGAATCTTTAAACTGAAGTTTCAAAGCCCCTGAAGACTCATAAAACGTCACAGTACCGTTATCCAGATAGGCGGCATTACCCTGTGTCGGAACCGCCATAATAGCCATTCCGCCATTCTCTCCCCTGACCCTGAGTCCGTTTGTGAAGACGCCATTAAAAACAGGCTGTAGAGTTACATTTCCGCGCTCGCTCCCGGATGTGCCAAGCGTCAACTCGAACAGCAGTCGCCCTATGGCATTCTTCAGAAATGCCCCGCGCGGATGCCCGTCAATCCATACCTGAGTTTCCGTTGAGGAAAACGAGCCCAGAGACATTTTCGACAGTTCGCTGAACGAAGGCAGGCTCGGCAATGTGCACCAGTCTGTATCAAGGTCAGTAGCCATTGATGATGGCGCATATAATCCATAGCCTCCGGTAATGGCTGCATCATCCACGATGATGGTGATTTTGCTGACTTTGTTATTTTTGCCAGGGACTTTAATCTGGGCAACCGGGTCAGATACGGTACCGTTCTTCCGGTTATTGTTTTTCGAGAACACATCATCAATGATGTTATATTCGCCGATAAAGTTAGTCCCTGAACTGTAGCAATCTTCTATGTGAAGGTTCCTGTAAGTGCTGCCCTGACCGTCTCCCCATGCTCCTGTCCCGTGACAACCGATAGCCGTCAGATTGGTAACTTCATGTTTAAGCGGAAGCAGGTTCCAGGCAAATTGCGCCAGTGTGTAATCATCCACGCGCTGCGCGGCTTCACCATAATCTGACGCAAGGTCAAAGCCGTCGTAATAGCACTGCTCTGCGGTGAGATTATCCCATTTCACACCATAGCAACGAGCTGAGCGGCCATTGACTTCATTCTGATACGTTTTAAATCCGGACTCACCGCAGCGGTAAGCATTAGTACCATAAATATGATTAGACTTTCCTTTATGGCGCATATATACCACTCCGGATGTTGAACCGTACCTGACTTCACCATCGATAACTTTATTTCCCTTACCCCATGCAGTTGTCCCTGTGTTATTGAAAAGAATGGTGCCGTACTGGTGCTTGCCGCCCATAACCGATGGCTCTGATACAGTGCAGAAATTACAATCCATGAACGTTATCGCGATATAACGCCCCCTAGGATTGAGCACACTGACACCCCGTGAGGTGTGAATGACAGGACCGCCGCAAATCTGTTGATTCTTTACTGTGTCAGACAATAAAGGCCAGACGTCTTTATCGCTGGCGGTTGGTTGATATCCTGCTTCTTCATTCGTCTGAACGACTGAATTGGCAATGGTTTCTGCGTTATCTATCCAGTTTCCGTCTGTATCCCAGCGATTAATAACCCAGGGGGCTGTGATGTTCTGAAACCACATATCCTTGAGAATGGATTTAGGGCCAAGATTGTGCAGGTTAAATAACTGCGTATCGCTGTTAATCGGCGCTTCCCAGCGCAAGTGTATATTTGCGAAATTCGCATCGAAATTCAGTTCTTCAGTTAAATTGACCTCAGCATCAATAATACACTCGCGGCCAGATGCTGCGGCGTATTTCAGAAAGGCCAGCATCCCATCGGCAGTGGCACCATGAAACGACAGTTTCTCCCGGTTTAAATCATCAATATGCTGTTCTGCGGTTTTGCCGTCTGAGTGTGTCAGCATTGATGTGCCTGGCGTTCTGAATGAGGCCATATCCTGACGGACTGCCGCATCCGAAGTGTACGCCCATCGCCCTGACCCTACCCCGCCCGTGGTGTAGGGCGTAGCATCAGCAGGCACCACCTTTGGAAATGCTCCCGTCCATACGAGACGCAGATTTCCGTATAAAATTTCATCTCTGGGGGACAGAAGTTCCGCGCCTTCAGTAAAGGATTTAACTGCCTCTACTTTGCCGGACAATTCCAGTGCGGCGCTGTCTGTTGCCTCTTTCAGGAACCGCGTGCGGTTTGCCAGGCTCTTTAATGGCCGGTTTGCCGCGCCATCCTGCCCGCCGGCAACACGCTCCCCCCTGGCAATGAGGCTGACTTCATCTTCCCACGACGGGGATTCGGTAATATTGGTCATAACGTTCTCACCCGTAATTAAAATTGCCATCGTGAAAGATCACGCCGTTATAAAGAATATTTTCTTCAGGCTCATGGTCTTCCGGATAAATCGTGATAATTTCCCCGCTGGAGAGCGTTGAGCCGATAAAAATATCGCCACTGACTTTCACCGCGATCGTGAATTTATCTATATGTCGGCTAACCGGTTTGGCGTCATTGATCAGGCGATTAAGTTCGTCAAGCGTCCGGCTGGTTAAGCCGACTTCGTTCACGTCAACCTCAAGACGGAATGTACCAGGCTCACCGCCGACCTCAAACCACTCGGCAAACGTCGCCGAAAACCCCATATCCTCGATAACTCGCCGCACCGCTGCTCGCGTTCCCTTGCGCCGGTGCAACCAGTACGATTTTTGAATGGCCGCAATTTTCCGCTCTGCCGGCCAGTTCTTGTCCCACCGGTCAACCGACAGCGCCCAGGCCAGATATGGCAGCAAATCCACCGGGCAGGCTGTCGGCGTCCACAACGTGCGAAGTGCTACAGTGATCGCAGACAGCCTGGCCGTGCCGGCTTCGGTGTAGCGAAGCCAGTCGCCGGAAGATGGCGGCAGGAGGGAATTACTCATCGGTGCCGCCGTTTTCCACGTTGTAGCCGGTATTGCGTGCCACCTGCGTGTTATCGATCTGCAGATCATTTGCCGGGGAGTTAATCACCACGCGTTGCACCCCCTGGACATGCAGGGCCGCCGAGATGGCGGAGCGCACCACGTCACGGCCGATTTTCTTATCGGCATTCGCCAGAAAGGTTTTCAGCGAGGCCAGAGCAGCGTTAATGATGGGTTCCGACTCCGGGCCCGGATACAGGTACAGGGTGGCATCAATCGCATATTCAATGATTTCGGCACCCTGCACCGTCACGCGATCGCCCAGCGGGCGTGTATCTTCGTCGTTTACCGCCGCCTGAACCGTCGCGATCAGCTCGTCTGATGCGGTACCATCGTCGTCACTGGAGAGGATGGCTATCACCACTTCGGCGGGTGCAGGGCTGGTTGCGCGCACGGCGGCAACCTTGCCACTGGCGCTGCGTGCAAAATACTCATACGCCGCCGATGGCCCGGCAACGCTCATCCCTTCGAAGGCGGCCTGCGCACGCAGGCGCAGTGCTTCATCGCTTTCCGTTACCGCATCTGCGGTATCAGTGGCCTCAGTGATAATCAGACGCTCCGTGTCGAGATTGGCAGCAATATTGTCGAGATCGTCACCGGTCGCATGGCTCAGCATGCAGGCTGCTGCCCCTTCATTGATGCGCTGCCGCAGTAGCAGTTCGCGGTACGCCATCGCCTGAGCGATGATGTTCATCGGCTCGGATTCCAGTTCCATTGCTGCCGCGACTGCGGTCTGCATATCCTCCGGAAAGGCCGCCACCATGACCGCTTTTACCTCAATGAGGATGGTCTCGAAGTCCAGCTCTTCGATAATGGTAGGCGATGGTAGCTGTGACAGGTCAATCGTTGGCATTGGTGCTCCTCAACGTCACCGCGCGGGTGCTTTTTTCCATGGTTTCAGTCAGCATGCCTGACAGTTCAGCGGTCACGGCCCCACTGGCGGAATACGTCACATTGATGGTGTCCAGCGCGATCCGTGGCTCCCATGCGGCCAGCGCTATCACCACTGCGCTCATCAGTTGCAGGCGCGTGACGTCGTTTTGCGGGCTGTCGATAAGGTCAGGGCACAGCGAGCCATAGTTACGGCGCATCAGGCGACTGCCGACCGGCGTCAGCAGAATATCGTTGACCGACTGCCACACATGATCCTCGTCGGTCAGTGTGCCGGTGCCTGCGGCATTCATGCCGCGATAGCGCTCTGTCATCGCGTGCCCTCCGTCCAGCTGCCTCCGCGCTCAACAGCGCCATGATTGTGGCTATCCACTTGCACGCCGTTGGACGTAAATGCCCCGTCGGTGTGGGTGATATCGCCGTGCATCTCGCCGCCTTCGGTGACGCTCAGATTTTTGGTGGTCAGCAGGTTGGTGCACTCCACCTCCGGTGTGTCCAGCGTGATTTTGACTGACGCCTCGATCGTCGCTGATTTGATGCCCGTCACCTGCAATGCGCCTACCTCCGCGTCATAGCGAAACGTCGCGCCGTCCGGCGCTGTCACTACCATCTCGTTGCGCGATACGCCCGGTGCCGGGTTGTCGTCGCTGTACAGGCTTCCGCCGATAAATGCGACGTCGGTATTGCCACCCAGGCACAGAAACCAGACCTGCTCGCCGACGGACGGCGGTACCCAGACTTTAAACGCCCCGGCCCGCTGTGTATTCCAGCGCAGCCAGGTGGTCTCCAGTCCGCCGCTCTGCACGCGCACACGCGCGTTTGTCTCGTCGATCTCCGTCACCGTGCCGGTGCGGGCGATGTTCTCCAGCAAGCGAAGCAGTTCGGCAATTCCCATCAGCGTACCCCCAGCGAGTCAATAACCTGGTGGGCTATCGCCATGCGGTCGGCCTTACTCAGGCCCAGCAGCTCACGGCGGGGATAGGTTACCATTGCACCGCTGTCGTTGATTTTGTCGCGCAGGCCGAACTGATGGACGCGGGCGATGCGCGCAGCCACGCCGGAATAACCCACCTCTGCACCGTCAGCTGTGGCGCGGGTTTTCAGAAAACGCGCGGTACGTAAACGGCGGAACATCGGATCGGCTTTCGTGGTATTGCGGCGCGTCTCGTTAAAGTTGATATCGAGATACCGCTCAATGTCTTCGCGATAGAACGAGCGAACTGCACCGCGCGCCTCATCAAATCCGGTCAGCATGCGACCGCGACGGCCACGAACGGCCCGCCAGTTACGCAGGCGACGGTTTTCACCCTGCCAGACAAAGCCGATCCCGGCCTGTGAACGCAACACGCGACGACGTCGGGACGGGAACTTTGAGCCGTCCGGTGCTTCCTGCCTGCCGATGCGCTGGCTCTGGCTCCGGCGCAGCATCGTCCCGACGCTGCGTGCGGTACGCTGGCGCCCTGCCGGAGACATGCCCGACAGAATGGCCGTAAATACTGCGTCAAGCTGACTGAACAGCGCATCATCATTACTCATGTCAGCGATCCCCCTGACTCCGGATCAAAGACCATCTCCCACTCTCCGCCATTGAAGCGCGGGCGGGACTCGGCGAGGTGCTCCGCCCTCGGCGTGCCGAATGCATCGTTTGTCACCATGACGCGCTCCCAGACCGGCACCTTAAACAGAATGTCGGCGACGTCGTCATTGACGATATCCGCGTCAAACTCCACCTTGCGGTTATTGTCTGGATTCAGCAGCAGATCCGGCTGTTGCTGCCACACCCACGCCAGCAGCGGCAGCATGAGATCATCCACCTGGCCGGGAAAGTCCATCGCCAGTACCTGAATGGTGTAGTGGTACATGAATGACGCTTCGCCGGTCGCTTCGATCTGGATGTGCCCTTTCTCCACCCAGACCGTGATTTGTTCCGGGTTGGCTTTGCACCATGTGTTACCGGCGATTAGCGCGGCGCGCAGCAGTTCGGCTTTTTTCACTTTATCCCCCTGGCGATACGCCGCAGTTCCAGTTCACGAATGCCCGCCTTATCGGCGTTGCAGGTATCCAGCGCGTCAAGTAATGAATCCGTCCAGATGGCAAGCCCGCCCCACGTCATCGGCCTGGCCGGTGGTGGCGGAACATCAGTTTTTGCGGTCAGGCTTTCCGGTAAAGGCTCCTGAATAATCTGCGGCGCTGACTTCTTCGGCTCGCTGGTACAGGCTGTCAGCGCCAGTAACAGGCACAGGAGCAACGGCGCAGTCGTTACCGGCCAGTGCGGTTTTGATGTTTTCACGTCGGTGCTCTCCTGTTGTGTTTCGCTGCTGACTGAGTGCTTTTAGCCCGGCCTCTACCTGGCTGACGTCCTGGCGTAGCGCCCTGACCTCAGCCAGCACATCGCCGGTTTGCTTTAGTTCTTCCCTGGCGCCGGTCAGTGATCGCTCTGCCTGTTCGCGCTTATGGCTTTGCCAGGCAAACCCACTGACGGTGCCAATCAGAAGGACAAACATCACGATGGCGAGAATGGCGGTTGCTTTCATTTCGCCCCCTTCAGCACCGGATCGGATAAACACCAGGCTTTGAACTCTTCCCGACGGTTGACCAGCCCTTGCAGGCGCTTGCCGCCGGAGTTCACAAAGTCCGTCAGCCTTTCGCAGACGCCCTTCCAGTTTCCCGCCTGCGCGTGGCGCCAGAGGGTGGTTCTCACCTTCTGGCCTTTGCTGTTGGTGTACCAGCCCAGCCCGGTGCAGCCGACGTTAAAGTTGCCGTCGGTCATGCTCTCGAAGACTTTCTGCGGTGCGGCAGCGCCGTTAAACTCGCGGTTGGTGCACTTTTCGGCGCGCATCAGATCGTTAACCCAGCGCTCGGCGATCTCACCCTCGACATACTGGCGATTCTCCACTTTTGAGGTGGAGCCGATGCCCACCGTCAGTACGCCCGCCGGGCAGTAGTACGGGGTCTTGCGACAGTCCTCGTACTTCGCCATCTTCTGCTGTGCTTCCGGGCTGGTTCGCAGCGCCTGCGGCCATAGCGTGGCGACCAGCGAGATGATCGCGGCGGTTGAGCAGGCAATAATGCGTTTTTTCATCGCGGTGCCTCCCGGATAGTGCGGATCAGCTCTTTAACGTCCTGGCGGTTCTCGGTGTCGTCGCGGATGGCGTCGATCAGTTCGTTCAGCAGCGTATTGTTGGTCTCCTGGATGCGCGCCATCCGGCGGCGGTGCATCTCGCCCAACGCAGCGGCGGCGATACCAATCAGGATGCCGGCGGCGGTGAGCCAGTCCTTTTGCGTCATGACGCCAACGCCCGTCAGAAACGTTGACCAGGAGTACGTCACGCCATTCCAGATGCGGTTGATTAAGTCCATAGCTGCACGGTCTCCTGTGTCGCGGTGCTGCTGATTTCCGGCAGCTCCACCACCTGGCCGGCGTCGAGAAAAATCTGACCGGCCAGTGCCTTGTTCGCGGCGAGGACTTTCTCAGTCACGCCCTGGGTGGTGCCGTAGTGGCGCTGACACAGCAAATCCACGGTATCGCCCTGCAATGCCTGCACTTTCATCAGAACGCCTCCGCAGTATTGCGTACGGCGCCGCGAATATCGGATATCGCCCAGCGTGCATCGCGCCACATATCATCGGCCTGTGAAGCCAGCGCAACGGCGCGTTTTTCACCCGCATCGCCGGTGGTATCCACGTCCCGGTTAGTGCCGAGGATGTGCGCCCTGGCGATGCTGAATACCGCCCGGCGGTAGCGATGAATTTTCACGCTCTCGTCGTTAACCCTGACCGCTGGCACGTCGGCAAGCCTGGTATAACCCGCGGCCTGCTGGGCGGCCTGCCAGTCAGCGAGCTGATCGAGGGTATGAGACACGCCCTCGATAACGGCCTGCTTCAGTCGCGAGGTGGTCACGGCGCCATTGATGCGCATTTCCATGCGCACATCGCTCAGGGCGATTTCCGGCCAGAAACTCCCGGCGGTGACTTTCTCGCCACCGTCGTCAGTGTCCGGCACATCCTCCGAAGAGGGGGTAACAGTGCGACCGGCTACAAGGCTCATCGCGTCGTCTCCTGAATAGGTGGCGGTGAGCGGATGGAGAAAAGCAAACGCAATGCGTTGCAGATCTCCGCCCGCGCCGCCAGCGCACGGGGCGCAAGTCGGTTATTTTTTGACGGCAGGCGTCTTTTTCGCTGTTGTTTTGCGCGCTGTCGGCTTACTGGTTGTACTTTTGCGGGTGGTTTTGGTCGCTGTGACGCTGTCCACTACCGCTGGTTCTGACGATGCTTCAGCGTCACCTGCCGCTGTGGTATCACTGCCAGCATCGCCGGTGCCTTCTGCGCCGTTACCACCATCAGAACCATCAGAACTATCGCCACCATCGGTGCCATCGGCGCCATCGGTGCCCGCCGCTGCGGCAGCTTTTTTCACCGCGCGAGCCAGCCGGTCGATCTCTTTTTTCACCCCGGCGCCCGCATCCAGCGTCAGTGCCTGGCGCAGTAGCTCCAGCGCGGTGATCTGCTCTTCTGCCGTGCCATTACGCAGCGCAAAGGCGCGCACCTTGCAGAGCTTGGCGCGCACCACGTCCGGCATGTCGCTGCCAGAGGTAAAGTCCGCTACGTCATCGAGCACCGTCAGATACGGCGTAACGTCGGTGGCATCATCCGCCTTGACCTGCACCAGAATCGGATCGCAAATCTCATCAACCAGGACGGTTGCGGCGGTACGGTTGAAACGGTCAGGCATCAGCAAGCCATGCGTGACGACGTAACGACCAATGCGGGCGGCCAGCGCGTAATCACCGGCATCAATCGCCCAGACCATCAGGGTGACAATCACCTCATCCTGTCGGCCGCTGTCGCCATCGAGCGTGCCCTCGATCCAGCCCTCGTAATGCGGCAGCAACTGCCGTTTCATGGCCGCTTTAGCCTGGTCAGACTGCACTCGTTTCAATGCACTCTGATCCATGCGCAGCCGGTGCATGATTTGCTCGTGCGCCGTTCTGGCTGTATCCGACAGATCGTCGGTTTTGCCATGGCGTTCGGCCATGACCTTCTGAAAATGTTTTTGTGCCGGTGTCAGCATTATCTCTTCCCCGAATAACGGCGGGCCGCAGCCCGCCCTGTGCACGGTTACTCGCCGCCTTCTGCTTTTTCAGCGAAGGTGATGCCGTCGATAAAGGCCACCGCGCCGTAGTCCTCAACAATGAAGTCATCGTTAGAGGACTGATACGTTGCCACGCGGTTGTATTCCGGCTCCTCTTTGATCGTCCGGCGCAGACCGCCACGCTGGTAGTAGATCGAGAGGTTTTTAAACGGCGTGATGAGGATGGCGTTACCCGGCATGTAAGGCGCGATAAAGGTCGGCATGTTTCCTACGCGTTCCTGCGCCACAATCAGCTGACCGGCCAGCATTTCGGTATTCGGATTGGTCTGGCTCATGGCGTTGATGGTCGGGAAGTTGCTGGTTGTCAGCAGATCGCCGGAGAGGATTACCACGTTGTCAGGGTTACGCTTGTGCCATTCGTCCATCAGGCTGTTTTTAGCGTCATAGACCGCCGCCGCTACGTTGCCGTAGGTGCCCTGGGCAACAATGGCGTTGTTCTGGTCGCGCGAGGTGATCGTCACGCCGGTAATGCGGCGGTGCGCCGCCTCAAGGCGGATTTTTTCCAGCCAGCCGATGCCGCAATCCTGCAACAGCGGATTCGCTGCGCGGTCTGACGGGTCGGCGTAGCTGGTACCGTTAAAGCCGATCATGATGCGGTCGAGCGACATCTGACGGGCCATCGCAGAACTGATAAGCGGCTGGAAGCTCGGCTGATGCGCCCACGCATCCATTTGCGCGTAGCTGACGGCGTAGTCGTAGTTGGTTTTACGGCACAGATAGTTGTACGGATCCATCTTGTCGTTAGCGCCGGGATTGCGGCGGTTGGTGGTGCTGTTGTTGACGCCCGCCAGCGGGCCTTTGCTGCCGATCAGGATTTTCTGGCCGATCTGCTCTTCCACACCAAAGACGTTAATCAGCTTCAGAAAGGCATCATCCTGCTGCGCGGCAGCTTCAAGACGCTGCTGTACGGTCGGGTCAACGCTGAACTGTGCCGCAACGGCGGCGGCGCTGACGCCGTTAAGCTGTGCCTGGCGGGCAACGTAGCTGTCAAACAGCTTACGGGTAGGGTTTCTCATATGCGGGATCTCTCGTTATGGATATCAGTAGTCAGCGAGCTGCGCGTTATCGCCACCGCCGGCCGCCGGGCGCTGGCTGAAATTGCCGTCCGTCCCTTCAAGCTGCTGGCGCAGTGCGGCCAGATCAGTGGTCAGTTTCTGGATGGCGGCCTTGTCCTGCTGGCGTTCCTGTTCGGCAGTACTGAACTGCTCGCCAAGATCAACCTGAGACTGCGCCACCGCTTCAACAGCCTGATGCACCTGACCGAAGCGCTGATCGTCGGTTTTCTGGCCCTTGCCGAGAATGCCCATGACCCGGTTAAACCACTGCTTACCCTCATCGCTGCGCTGAGCGGCCAGCTCGATCACTTCGGCCTCCAGGGCCTCGGTAAACATTGGCGCCTCACCTTGCTGGTTGTTGAAGGCCATCACCGATGCGCGTTGCTGTGCCGCAAACTTCAGGCGATCGGTGCCCAGGCTTGCCGGGGTGTCAGTCATTGCCAGCCCGACAACATAGGCTTTACCGTTAAGAGCGAACTGCGGATGCAGCTCAATGCTGGAGTAGACCTTCTGGCCTTTATTGGTCATCTGCACCATGCGATCAGATGGTTCGATCTCAGCATAAAGCGCCGTACGCCCGGCTAACGGGCCATCGGTAATATCTTCGGTGCTGAGTGCCACCACATCTCCCATTGCGCCAAAATCGCTACCCGGAAACATAGAGAGATAGTGCTCAATGTTGACGCGTGCGCCGTACACCTCCGGGCTGTAGTTCGCCGCCGCATCGCGGAGGTGTTGCGGCTGAATTTCGCGACCATCAACGGTATTCCCGGAGACGGCAACGCGAAACTTCTTACGGGGTTTAGCTGTGCCTGCCATGTTCGTTTACTCGCTGTTTTTTGAGTTCCCGGTGATGATGGCAGGGGCTTGCGTACGCGCTCAACGCGTTGTTGTTGTGAGGGGATTGCCACAACCAAAAGCGGGCGAAAGGGTACGCGCGCGCGGGTTAATCTCCCCGGCAGGAAGCGAGGAGGACAAATGGCGATTGAAGAAGCATTCATCATGCACCGGGCGCGGCAGCTCTACTGGCAGGGATACCCGCCAGCGGAGATCGCACGCCTGATGGGTATCAATCAGAACACGATTTACTCATGGAAAAAGCGTGACGAGTGGGACAACACGCCGCCTGTGCAACGGGTGACAACATCCATTGACGCCCGACTCGTCCAGCTCACCGGCAAGGACAAAAAGACCGGCGGCGACTTCAAGGAAATTGACCTCCTTACGCGTCAGCTGAAGAAGCTGGATAACGGAACGCCGGCGACGCAACCCAAGAAAAAGATCCGCAAGAAGCAAAACTTCTTTTCAGAAGCGCAGATCGCCGCACTGCGCGCCAACATCATCGACTCGCTGCACTGGCATCAGCAGGGCTGGTTTGAGAACCATCACCACCGTAACCGCGCCATCCTGAAAAGCCGTCAGATTGGTGCGACCTGGTACTTTGCCCGCGAAGCACTGTTGCGTGCCTTGTCTGATGAGGTGAAGTACAAACATCAGCGTAACCAGATCTTTTTATCAGCGAGCCGTCGCCAGGCGTACCAGTTCCGCAGCTTCATTCGTTCGGCAGCGGAAGAGGTGGATGTCGAGCTGAAAGGCGGCGACATGATCCAACTGTTTAACGGTGCAGAGCTTCACTTTCTCGGTACGTCATCCGCAACCGCGCAGTCGTACACCGGCAACCTGTACTTTGATGAGTTTTTCTGGGTCGGGCAGTTTGCCAACCTGAAGAAAGTGGCCGGCGCGATGGCGACCCTGAAGGGGCTAACGCGCACCTACTTCTCGACGCCGTCAGCGGAGAGTCACGAAGCATACCCCTTCTGGTCGGGTGAAGCCTTCAACAAAGGCCGCAGCCACGGTAAGCGCGTGGAGTTCGACACATCCTGGAAAACGCTGAACAGCGGGTTGATGTGCCCGGACAAAATCTGGCGCCAGATTGTCACGTTGCAGGATGCTGTCGATCACGGCTGGGATCTCACTGATATTGATGAAATTCGCGAGGAAAACAGCCCGGAAGAGTACGACAACCTCTACGCCTGCACCTTCATCAAGAACGGTGAAACAGCCTTTGACTACAACATGCTGCTGAGCTGCGGCGCGGACGGCTACGATGAGTGGCCGGACTGGAAGCCCTACGCCATGCGCCCAATGGCCGAGCGGCCGGTGTGGATTGGCTACGACCCCAACGGGGCCAGCGGAAAAGGTGATAGCGGCGCTATCTCTGTCAATGCGGCGCCGCTGATCCCCGGTGGCAAGTTCCGTACGATTGAGACGCAGCGCATACGCGGCATGGAGTTTGAGGCGCAGGCCGCCATGATCATTAACATGCTCACGCGCTATAACGTGCAGCACATCGGCATCGACGGCAGCGGCATTGGCGAGGCGGTGTACCAGCTCGTGAAGAAACGCTTCCCTGCGGCGGTGTGCTACCAGTTCTCGCCAGCCAGCAAGCGCATGCTGGTACTTAAAATGCTGCAACTGATCCGCGCTGGCCGCTGGGAGTATGACCGGGGAGAGTATGACCTGATCACCGCTTTCTGTGCCGTGCGCAAAGTGGTCACGCCCGGCGGCGTCATCACCTACGACACCGACCGCGCCCGTGGTGTGAGTCACGGCGATCTCGCCTGGGCGACCATGCTCGCCACCGTTAACGAGCCGCTGGGTCAGGAAGGCGGCAACACTATGACTGTTATGGAGTACTGATGAGCAGACGAAAATCCCCGCGCGGCAGGCAGTATGCCAGAGAGCAAGCCGAGCTCGCCGACGCGCTGAAGTCGGCGCCGGGCCTGAGCGCGTTCACGTTTGATGGCCCGTGGCCTGTTACCGGTGCTCATGACCTGCTGGATAACATGTACTGCGCCAACAATGGCCGGTACTACGAGACGCCGATCAGCTGGTACGGACTGGCCCGCCAGTTCGGCTATGCGAGCTGGCATCAGTCGGCGCTGTTCTTTAAGCGGAATGTGCTGGCCGGGTGCTTTATCCCGCACAAACTGCTATCGCGCCAGGCGTTCAGCGCCTTTGCGCTTGACTGGTTTGTTTTCGGCAATGCGTATCTTGAGATGCGCCGCAACCGCCTGCATGGGCCAATGGGATTTCGTAACTCGCTGGCGAAGTACACCCGGCGAGGCTCTGATCTCGACACATACTGGTTTATTCAGTCCGGACTCGACGATCACCAGTTCGAAACCGGTTCGGTGTGCCATGTGATTAACCCGGATATTCACCAGGAGATCTATGGCATGCCTGAGTACTTCGCCGGTCTGCTGTCGGCGAACCTGGCCCACTCTGCCGACAAGTTCCGCAAGCTGTACTACGACAACGGATCGCATGCCGGTTGTATTGTCTACGTCAGCAGCGCAGTGGCCGACGGCGAGAGTCTGGAGAACCTGAAGAAGACGTTAACCGACACCCGGCGTGGTGGTGCGTTTAAAAACATTCTGCTGAGTGCGCCAGGCGTCGGTAAAGACGCGGTGCAGATCCTGCCGTTCAGTCAGATATCGGCGAAGGATGAGTTTGTTGGCGTGAAGTCCTCCACGCGTGACGACATGCTTGCGGCTCACCGCGTGCCACCGCAGCTGATGGGCGCCATACCTGAAGGCAATGGATCATTCGGCGACGTCGAGAAGGCGGCGCGAGTATTCGCGGTCAACGAGCTGACGCCGGTGATGGAAGCGATGAAGCATGTTAATGACTGGCTGGGCGAAGAGGTGATCCGCTTCAACCCTTACGCCCTGCTGGAAACCCCGAAGTGATCTGAGGGTACCGCACTGCCATTCCCGGCGGTGCGGTACTGACCTGCAGCACCATCATTCCCGGCCATGTCGGCCAACCTGCAAAACCTCAACGCCATATCCCCAACCAGACGCCGCCAGCGCCATTCTGGCGGGCTTTTGCCTGCGCGTTCACCCGATGCACCGCGAAAGTTCGCGCCCGGCAGGCGGCTTTTGGCGAAGTATGTCGCCCCCTTCCCTACCCCCAAAGCGCGCGCTTGCTCCCCCGCCTCGCCTGCGCGCTAAACATGCCTCTTTTTGTGCACTTTGTGCAGACCGTCCAGGCCCCGCCATTGCTGGGGCCGCGTAGCAAAAACATCGTTTCAAAAATCGTGCAAATTTGTGCGAGTTTGCGCGATAGAAAACCATTTCGTTTCGTGCTTAGATGTTCTCGTAATCGCCGTTGAGGGCTGCGCGGCCACGGAACAACTGGAGAGAATTCGAGAGGGCTACAGCATCATTCGGAGCCAGTAAAATCGAGCTAACGTGAGCCTGTACCAGCAATCCTTGTGGATGGTTCTGAACGTTCATGTTATGACCACGAATAAGCGATATGTATTCGTTAATGGTCACATCCGTTAGTCGTAGCCGACTCGTATTGTTTTTAATTGATTCGAACGTAATCAGAAAATCTGAACAATAATCAGGGCCGTACTCACTAGCAAGGTTGATCATCGTTGATTTAATTGAATTTACTGTATTGTTAATGAAGGCATAATCCTGATTATTTAACATATTTTCACCATTAGATTTCTATTTAGACTCAAAAAAGCATCAAACAACGAATAGACAATATCAATACTAATGGCAAACATCAACCACGCAAGAATCATTCTTCCATTAAATAACGCAATCAAATCTCGACCTCACCTAGCGCCACCATGATCGCCAGCCTCTCGGCGTGTGGTAACGCTGCAAATTTTTCCTTCCATCTCTGCGCTTTTCGTTTAATCCGATAGCGATCGTTGTAGTCTTTACCGGCGAACGTATGAGAGTACGCCCTCCCCTCCGGGTAGTTCATCCAGATCTTCTCCGTCCGCACGCCGCCGCGAGTCATAGCTTGAAACTCTCGCGAACGCCAGCTATGGAGCATGCGATCGTACAACTCAGACGGGTAGCCCGACAAAATCACGCTGACGTTATCGGGGAGATCACGCAGAAGCATCGGCAATCTTTTATGGTCTTCAACAGAATATTCATGCCGGTAACGGACTCGGCTGCTGCGCGTTTCATGGAGATAGGGCGGATCAGAATAAATTAAGACGCGGCCAGCAGAAGCGTAATCAAAGCAACGCAAGAACTCGACGGCATCCCCAACATCAATAAACAAAGTTTCCGCCAGCCTATCCAGAAAATCAGGGTTGTCCTGGTTAAATGCCTCGACGGTTTCCGGGTCGATATCGATCCCCCAATTCTGCCTCGCCGGTGGCTTGCGCAGCATCACCGCGCCGCCGCCCAGGTGCGTTTCAATGTAGGTGTCATGCGGCGGCATTTCGGCGATGATTTTTTGATAAACCCCGCTGGCCGCCTTACTTCCCAGATAGCTCATACTCGCTAATCTCCTAAAAAAAGTTCTGCAGCACCGCCAAAAATGACGGTGCTCGATAGAATGGCCAGCACGGTCAAAAGTGATCGTGCCTTACTGAATAATCAGCGGCTTTTGACGTGCCGCCCCTCAAGAATGCCGGGCGCATATTCCCACTTTCCATCTGGAGAAATTATTGCGCCTGGAGAGCTGCCGAAGACCGGATCCCGGAAAATTGCCAATCCAAGCGGGTGAAGGATTTCAGCGTTAATACGGATCAGGAGGCCGAGCGCGGACAGCTGATTCCAGTCCAGCCAGTCGCAGCTGCCGATTTTTTCACGCCCTGCCGGGATGGCTGGCAGCGCAAGCGCTGGCTGAACTTGTTCGGACTCCGGTACTGACGCGCAATGGCGATCGTAATATTCGATAATCTGGAGAGCGACAGCGGCGATCTGCACCATCTCTTCGCGCGCTGTTCCCGATTTATGACCGCCAAATTCATCATGCAAAATAGCCTGGCTAAACTCGCCAACTTCTTCGCTAAGGATGGTTTGCCAGACGAAAGGATGCTGATCGCGGTCAGCGCCCCATTTTTTATCCTGCCGGTTCATTTCGGCGATAACTGACCCGATGGCTTTAGTGCTGAAATGCTTCATGTTTACCTCTCGTTTTTCCGTTTAGCTGCTTTCTTCCAGCGCGTGACCAGTTCACGCACTGCCATATATTCGGAAGTTGGTTTATCTTTCTCGCCGGCGCGCCATACCTTCACTTCACGCAACCGGCCATTGTCCGCAGCGAGCAGGCCGCCACCGTGGCGGACGCGGGCGCCGTCGGCGACTGACCGCACGACGTCATCACTGACGAAAATCCGGCAGTCGCGCAGCTGCGCGCCGATGCTGGCGATCATCTCTTCGGAGACGCCGTGTTTTTGCGTCGCTTCCTGTTGCTGCGCCTGGCGCAATGCGGCTTCGGCCTTTTTCTTCTGATATTCCGCAACCGCCGCCGCGTAGTTATCTGCGCGCCGTTCCGCCTCGATCCGCAGTTGCTCACGCCAGCGCTGCTCTGCTTCTTCTGGCGTCAGGCTCATATCTTTCGCGGCGGTAACTTTTGGCCCCCATGTCAGCGCGCTTTCGTCATCAATCGACGTGCGAAGGCCGCGCGCGGTACGCGTGAAGGCTTGATCTGAGCTTTCCCGGGCGGATTTCCTTAGCCTGCTGGTGATCTCCTGCCTTTGCTGGCGTGAATATCGCCTCAAAACATCGATATTCAGCGGAAGTTCTGTCACTGAACTGTCGTCGGGCGCGGTTTTATCAGCTGACACCGCCGTTTTTGACGGTGGTTTTTCGTCCGATCCGGCGCGCCCCGTACAGTTATTGACAGAACTCCGAGGGGCCGCTGCGCGGCCTTCTAAGGTCAAATTCTCGACCGGCGACGGCTTACGCTTCGGCACAATTTTGTAATCCGTGGTGCGGGTAAAAATGACAGATTCACTGATTGTGAAGGGGCAGTAGACGCCAGTGATTTTGGCGACCGTGTCACCATAATCATTGCCATCCTCGGTGTATTCGTAATTGAGGCGAACACGCACACAGTCGCGAGATACCAACGGACCGCCCTGGGCGTGGTTGTAGCCCGGCCAGTCCGACGCGTCAGCAGCTGCACGGGCCTCTTCGATCTCGGGATGCAGAACCAACTCGCGATTACCTAACCGGCGCAGCTCGCGCCATGTGGTCACCGGGGCGCCGCCGATCTGTTGAAACTGGCGGATATTCCAGCGTGACGCCCACGCACGCACGCGCTTAGCCATCTCTTTGACTGGCTGGCCTGATTCACCATCTAGCTCACCATCCATGCCGTAGCCGTCGATATTTTTCGAGATGTACTTAGCGATATATCCCGTTGCGCTGCCGTGCTCCGCCTCAATAGGTTTTGCAGTAAAACGGTACTCTTCAGCGCCCGGTTCGTGACCATCTTCCTTTAGCGCGTACTCATGGAAAATATCAGTGGCAAACTCCACCTCTTCCGGGCGGAGAAACAGCAACAGATGCCAGTGCGGGGTTCCGTCGTGATGCGGCTCGGCGACGCGAAAACCGAATGTGCGGATCTTCTTTCGGCCCCATTTTGCACGAACACGCGCCCAGACTTTGCAGAGGTATTTCTGCGTCTTGCGCGGGCTGGCATTCTGGTACTTATCGTTTCTCTTGCCGGAATGCACATGAGTGGAGTGATAGCGAGATGGTGCGGTCAGCGTGTAGAACATACCTACCAGCCCCATATCATTCGCCATATCTTCAAAGCCACGCATGCGCACCATCAGCTCATGACGGGCGATCTTCGGGTTCGATGTGCTCCCCATGACCTTATCAAGCAGTGAGGTACGTTCGCCGGTGTCCTGGTCTTCCAGCTCCATAGCCTGAAGGTATTCAAAGTTCGCTTTTTTCTGCGCTATCCACTCCCTGAAGCAAGGATCAGAGCAATATGGCGACGCCACTTTACTGACGTAACCAGTAGCGATCATGAGGTGCTCACGCCAGCAATCATGGATGCGTCGGAGCTTATTGAGCCACCACTTTTCCTTTTGAAGCCTTGTTACGGCGCGTAGTGCTTCCTCGGCTTCCAGCTTCTCGTCGCAATACCGGCTCCATGCGGGGACTGAGATATTGAGCGTCGTCGCCTTACTGGCAATCGCGCCATACGCATAGATCGTGGAAAACTCAACATCAGCGGTTTTCTCGTACTGGAAATCAAACTCGCGCATAAACTCGCTTTTCATCAGGTTGGCGAGCTTATAGGCCAGCCGTTTCAGGCGCTTTTTGTCCGCCCAGGGCAGCAGATGAAGGTCGTCACGCAGGGGCAGAAGGATTGCCGGGAGTGTGGTTTGTGGCAGGTATTGGGCGTTTACAGCATCAACTCGGCGTAACACATGGCGCTCAAACGTGCTGAACAGCCAGCGCACGGCCTCTTTTGGGTCGCGGCGCTCGAGGGATTCGAGGCGTAGAGAGAATCGCTTGCGGATAAACGCCGGTAGGGTCTGAACCCGACGGCGCAGGTAGTGAGCGCGGCCTTTGCGGTCGAACGCTTCCCGCGCGGCGCCCTCACGCGGGCGCATGGGGGTGCGATAAACGGTATCGACCAAATCCGCATAGGCGAGCGTCTTCCGCTCGCCTTTCGGAGTGAGATACTCAATTGCAGAATCTGCGGCGTCGCCGGGGTTAATGGCCTGCCGTCTGGCGTTCCAGCTCCATGCTAAAGCAGAGGAATCAGACATGATCCACCGCCGCCATATACGCTTTTATGAACGCTGCCGCCGCTTCAATGTTGATGGCGTTTCCGTAGGCGCGCAGTCTTCCCACTCTGGCGGGAACCCCATCAGCCAACGGGAATGATCCGGGTCTAACTGGCCGCCACTTTCCATCCCGGCAGTACAGCCATTCAGCATCTCGCCAGAAGCCGTTAGCCGGGCTGGGCCGCATAGCGCCGCAACATCCTGTAGCCGCTTCTGAATCTTTGTTCCATTTTCGCGATACGTCCGCATAGCCTCTTGCGGACATGGCGATCGGTCGTTGCTCGTGGTTGGCGTGGGCCAGCCCGCAAGCTGCGCAGCCACGTCGAGCCTGTCTGTCGATAGCTTCCCGTTGCGGATCCGTCCGCCCTGATAACCGCCCTTCCCGTCCGTTGCTGTCGGCGTGGGCCAGCCCGCTAATAACGCTGCTGTCTGAAGGTTTACCCCCCCCTGTCGGTTGAAATTCCCCGCACCTCTCCCATTGCTGGCGATCGGCGTCGGCCACCCAATAAGCGCGGTCTCTTTGGTGCGGCGCGCCGACGCTCGCAGACGGAAACGCAACCGCCCCGAATGCATAGCCCAGGGCTTCCACGTCAGCTTGTACAAGGTCGATCCAGTCATTCGCGTCAGCGCTGCCAGATTGCTCGCCAAAGACCACGACAGGGCGGCGCTGGCCGACAAGCCAATGTGCGGAGGGCCATAAGTGCCGCTCGTCAGCAAACCCAAGTCCTTTGCCTGCCGCGCTGAAAGGCTGGCAGGGGCATGATGCTGTCCATGCGGGGCGGCTGTCGGGCCATCCTGCGCGACGCAGCGCGAGAGACCATCCGCCGATTCCGGCGAAGAAATGGCACTGAGTGAATCCGGTGAGGTCATTGGGGGTTACATCCTCAATTGAACGGGTATCAACAACACCGGGCGCAATATGGCCGGCGTCGATAAGGTTGCGCAGGTGCTGGGCTGCGTGGGGGTCTATTTCGTTGTAATAAGCAACCACAGCGCCTCCCACACCACAGAGAAAACACGAAAGGCGAGATAGCCCATCGGGAGCCAAAACAGCAGCGAGCAGAGGGCAATACAGATAACTGTGCTTCGCCAGAACCGGCGGTAATTGGTTTCTTCGTTCATCAGAATGGCAACTCCTCATCAGGGCTGTCGGAAACAAGTTGCAGGCGTACAAGTCCACCCCTCTTAATGCCCTGGTCGTCGCTGCCTATGCCGGATACGCATGACCTGGAGAGCGGTACATCTGCGTCAAGGATGAACGCCCTGAAATCAATCAGGGTGAAGGTGGGGTACTGCTGGCTACCGGTTATGCGGTAAACCAGCGCCGTCACTATGGTGTAATCCCCTGACTCATCGGCGGGATCTACTGCTAACCAGACAGGCTCATTCATCAGAATCCCTCCGCACCGTCGAATGCGCCCGCCGCAGCCATTGCGTCGTAAGTGGAAGCGCCCATAACAGGGCCGCAATCCGGGCAATATCCGCCACCAGAACGGCCGCAGCCGTCACAAACGCGAAGAACGCCAATCACTTCACCGGCCATGTCGCGACTTCTGGCGCTGACAGAACGGCGGACGCTTAATGCGTGGAGCCTGAAAGGGAAATAGATCTCGCGGGTTTCCGGGGTATCGCTGTTGGATATCACCGCGCGGGTGCTGTGCTGGCGATGAGCATCGAGCAGGGTTGCAACCAGGTCGCGGTGATCGTCCGGGGTAAATGGCTTGCCGTAGGCAGTGAAGTTGGCTGTCTTGCTGGCCGGAATGTAGGGGGGGTCGCAGTAAATAACCGCGTCATATGCCAGCTGCAAAACGTCAGGAATGGTATGACGAAAATCGCCATCAATGAAAACGGCTTTTGTGTCGTTGGCCTTTTCGGCAAAGCTGCGCATCTCATCAGCTGGAAAGTAAGGTGCGGCATATTTCCCGAACGGGACGTTATGTTCACCAATCTGATTGACGCGATATATCCCGTTAAAGCAATGGCGGTTCAGATACAGAAACAAAGCGGCGTAAAGCAAGGCGGTATCAGCTTTGCCCGTATCGCTCCACTGCATGGAGTTAAATAGCGCACGGCGCTTGTAATATTGCTCTTCGTTATTGCCACCCAGAAACATTCCGCGTGCGGTGTAGATCAGTCTCTCGGTGTCAGAGGTCAATACGCGAAAGAAGTTAATCAGAGCGCGATTGCTATCGCAGAGAACATAGCGGCGGTATTCCGTATTCATAAATACGGTGCCGCTGCCAACGAACGGCTCTATCAAACAATCGGCTTTCGGCAGGTGCTTCAGCAGCTGCGGCATCACGCGGGTTTTACCGCCCGCCCATTTGATGGGTGATTTAATCATTGCCTTGCCCTCAGAGTGATTCGAGGTGTGGAGTGGTAAGACGCTGCCAGATCTCGCAAACCTGCTCTGCCTGATAGATGGCGTCGGTTAAAGCGTTGTGTGCAACTGAGCGTCGCGGGTGGGGGGCGTAGCCGATAGCACCGGCAACGGCAAGCAATGAGCGGAAGCAGTATTCATTCCAGTAAATCCACGGCAGCATGGAAACGCCTTCAAGCGATGAGCGCTCAAATGCAGATTTGAGGATCGGAAAATCAAACGAACCGCCCTTGCACCACACCTTCAGATTCTTTTTCGTGGTTTCAGGGAATGCGCCGCTAATAAAGTTCGCGAAATCCAGCATCACATCCAGCTCGTGCGATTTTGCGGCTACCAGCTCGCTGATGGGTTCCTTGTCCTGTTTAAGCCACCACATCACCGTGTCGGCGGAGATATCCGCGCCACGGTTCTGCGAGGTGCGCGGATCAATGGTCTGATAGAACGACGGGCCGATCTTCCCGGTTGATGGCTCAAAGAACACCGCGCCAATCGCGCAAATCACTGCGTTCGGTTGGGTGCTGAGCGTTTCAATATCGATCATTAAGTGGTTCATTGTTTAATACCCTCACTGATTGGAAGTTCGCGGCTGCTGATCCACCGCTCGATTGATTGATTGATAAATCTCGTCCGGGGTGGCGCTTTCCTTTTTCAACTGGCCGACATAAATACGCAGTAAACCCAGCAGGTGCGCGCGTTCGTGTTTCCGTGCGTTGGCGCTTATTACCACAAACTCTGGATCGCTAATTCCGCCATCCAGCTTTATTGACGTGATCGACATGGCGACCTCCTGAAAAAGGCAAAACAAAGCCCCGGCAAAATAAATGCCGTTATTTTTGGCGCTGGTTAATTAGTGGTTAGGGCGCGGCTTTCTTTTAACCTGCTTGAATAACCTTTCATGCCAGTAATACAGAAAATCAATAAAGGTCATTCGCGCACGCTCATGATTACCGCGAATGGTTTTTTCCAGACCGTAAATAATTAAATCTATCGACGGGCTGTTAGAGCTGACTGTAATACGCGCACCGTTTCTCAGGTGGACAGTGAAGCCCTGCTCAGCGTTTTCTATCGCCTCGCGGATCAGCATCTCCTGCTCCCATGACGTTTTCTCTTCGGTGAACATGCTCATACGGCAATCCCTGCAAACACTGGAGATGGTATTTCACCATTCATGATGGCGTTGACGAATGGGCGTAGGTCGCTAAGGGTATCATCGTCATTCAGGCAGAATGCAGCGCCATAGATGTGTTGGATTCCTCTAGCCAGAACGCCGTAATGTGATTCGCGGCCTTGAGGGTTGTTTTCCAGATTGAAATAATAATCTTCCAGCATTTTATTAATCTGTTCGGCATAAAGTCGTTTCACTTTTCTTTCTCCTTAATGATTAATAAAGCGTTGATTAGTGATAATTCGATCTATCGTTTTACGTGCTTCCGATAAAGCGAAGTCAATTCCGAAAGAATCACCATCTTTCATGATTTGATAACGTTTCTTACCCACCCTGCGCGGTAATACACGGATGGTGAAGCTGCAACAAATCCCGGCATGCTTATTTATCCAGATGACTTTGGGTAAGTTATCGCGCGTAATTCCGCTCCCTTTCGGCATGACTATCCCCTTTAGTTCATTGATTCAACAAAGCGTTCGGCTTTGTAGCGGGCGTTCATGTAGATGGCGAGCAGATTCACTTCCCGCTTTGCCCGTGGGCGCGCCTGGATGATCGGTAAACGACCATCGTCTGCACGATGTTGAACTGCCTTCAGTGTTAAGCCAGTGCGCTTCGCATAGTCGGCCAGGGACTCAGAAACACGATCGCCAAATGGGTAATCACCCGGCAAATCCCTGATTTCAGGTGGCGTAGTGGCCCTTCTTGCGTTTCTTGCCATGTGTTATCCTGCCTTATTTGGGTAGTTTGGGGTTTTATTGGTTCATTAACATGAACCAACTTTAGATCATAGGAATGAACCATGTCAAGCGAGCTAAGCGAGAAACTAAAGCTGATTAGGGAAGCAGAGGGTTTAAGTCAGGCAAAATTCGCCAATTTAACAGGTATTTCCATAAGCACGATTAAGAAATATGAGGTTGGGATAATGGAGCCTGGCGGAGTTACGCTGAGAAAAATCACAACTCACGAGGTCTTTAAAAAGTACACCTTGTGGCTAATGAGCGATGAAACCAATGAAGCATCCGGTCAGATAGCTCCGGCTCTCTCCCCTGATGGGCAAGACAGCACATCGAGCCGCCGAGGCGCGAAGAAGGTTGGTTAACTGCTTTAAACATAATGGAAAGATGGGGCAAAGGTGGGATCTGTCATGAGAGGGGGATTTTCTGGTGAGTATTAAATCTCTTAAAGATGGCTATATGGTTGATATGCGTCCAAACGGTCGCGATGGTCGGCGCATACGTAAAAAGTTTCCTACAAAATCCGAAGCCCAACAATATGAGCGGTGGATCTTGTCTTCGCAGCATAATAAGGGCTGGCTGGACAAAGCTCCGGACAAGCGCCCGTTCTCCGAACTCATTGAGCTATGGTGGCGCATCAAGGGCCAGACAATGAAGTCCGGCGAAAGCACACGGCGTAAGCTTGAGCGTGTTGATGAAGCAATGGGCTTCCCCACCACTGACAAAGTGAATAAAAATACCTGGGCTGATTATCGTGCTGGTCGGTACGCTGCTGGCATTAAGGCCAAGACGCTCAACCGCGAACAGGAAACGCTATCGTCACTGTTCGGTACACTCATTGAGACCGGGAATTATCACCACGAAAACCCCTTTAAAGGCGTCTCGCCACTAAAAGTACACGCGCATGAAATGGGTTATCTGCTGAAGTCGCAGATTAAGCAGCTACTGGCTACCCTGCCCGAGCCGGAAAACCTCGCGGCACGATTAAGTCTTGCGACCGGCGCCCGCTGGGGTGAGGTCGTTAAACTAAGGCGAACACATCTTGCTCATTCAAAAGCGTTGTTCATCAACACGAAGAACAGCAAAAACAGAACCGTGCCTGTTAGCAACACGCTGTTTGATGAGCTGTGCGAGCGGGGAACGGGCGACATTTTTGCGGGCGTGGATTACGAACTGCTGCGCCGGACGATCAAGCAGGTTGCCCCAGACCTGCCGGACGGCCAAGGGGTTCACGTTCTGCGGCATACCTTCGCCAGTCATTTCATGATGAACGGCGGCAATATTCTGACCCTGCAAAAAATACTGGGTCATTCGAACATACAGCAAACAATGGTTTACGCACATCTTGCACCTGATTATCTTCAGGATGCTGTGCGGTTTAACCCCTTAAGCGAGGACACGGGCAATGGAAGAAAAATCGGATAGCCCCCAAAATACAGCGATGGAAGACAAAAAGAGGGCTTTTAAAAAACTCCTGGAGTCAGTTACCCCAAAGGATTTTTTTCGCTTTCTGGATGCCAAGAACGTCACCACTAAATGTCAAGGCTGCGGTAAGGAAGGTTTGCAGGTAACTGCCACTTCAGGAAAAACCAATCTGGGTGAGTTAATGGCTGGAAAAGAAGGTATTGAGTTCGTCACATACTTCAGACTTGAGCCAGGCCATCCGGGAGACAGCGACCAAAACTACTATTACAAATCTTTTTGTGAAAACTGTGGTTTTATGACCATGCATGCAGTCTCACCAATTCTGCAATGGCTCCAGTCAGAAGAAGATGAGGGAGAAGATGAGGGAGAAAATGAAGATGAACAGTTATAA